GAGATCGCTGATCTTGAGATGGGCCAAAAACAAAAACGGAGAAAGATCGTATGGTTAGTCGTTTCACTAATAGCATTTTTGGTCGGGCTTATAGGGGCATACAAGCCGGGATTTTGGCTTTAGCTCTTCTGGGCGCACACCCGCTTCAAGCTTCTACCGATTATTGCAAATACACTGACAAAATTTTTAAAACCATTGATTCGGGTGTGGCTGTAGGTAGCCTTATGCCGACTGATCTTTTGCGGAAACATCTCCAGGTGTCGGAGAATGCCCTTTATGAATCCTACCAGATTTTCGATGTATTCCTAACAAACACGGCCCAACACTACGGCGTAGAGGTTACACCAGAACAAATTGCAGAGTACATTTCCAATAATTCAAAAACCCTGGGGCTATCGGAGGATCAGACTGCAATAGCTGTTTGGTTTTTTCAAACAATCCGTTTCCCGTGGAATTTTCGATCTGGGTTTGAAATTTTCGGTCATTTTGGTTTGCCCGGGGAACTCACCCCTAATATGCTGTTAGGAGTCCTTGAAATCGGTGCGGGCGTTGCTTTGGGCTTAACGTTCGGTTGGACAGGTGCGGGCGCAGCAATTGCCGGTGGATTGATTGGCGATGGCGTTAGCAATTTAGTTAGTGATGTATCGCAGCGCCTTGATCCAAATAGCCAATTGAATCAGCAAATCCGGGAAGAGTGGAAAACACTTAACGAGTAAAAAAAAGCCCGGCGGGAGTTAATCGCCGGGCAACCCAAAGAGGTTTTTATGGAAGCAATCTTGAAACACCCCCACAAAGGTGGGGAAAATACTATTAACAGTGAAAAGCAAATTCTAAGCTACCTGTACGGCAGTGTTTCAATCCACACCCCCAAAAACTTACTTAGTTAAAAGGAGCGAAAAACTTCCCCCACCGTTTCCGGCAGGGGTGGAGCTTAATGACTTAAAAACTCTTGCAATACTATCAACATCCTGTCGATAGTGATACCACTATAGCAACCTGGACAATTTTAGGCAATATGATCGATATGATCAGCTTCTTCGTAGGTGTCAGCTGTCAAATTGGTTGATATTCCCAGTGGATTAAACGAACTATTGTAATCTGGCTTTCCTGCTTGAAATATTTGGAATTTAGTAACTTCGAGTTTTTTGCCATCAATAATTTGTTCCTCTTTCACTAAGTGCAAAGAAATCCCCTTGTCCCACTTCTTGGATCTGACTGGGGTGCCTTTGCTAAGTTTTTGCATTGCTTCAAAAAAGTTCATTGTTATCCTTATGTTAATTGTTTCTTCCAATCCATTGCCAGCAATAGGGTTGTAAGCCTGGGCTTCTCGAACAAGAAAGAATATATCCTTCATTTGAAAAACCCATTGTTTGGGGCCACTTATAACAAATACCGTTTTTTTCGGGCGGACGATTTAATTCGTTTGAAACCCGTTCAAGTCCATCATTACTAGTGCCAGGGCTCAAATTCCCGTATCTTTGGATTATAATAAAGCGAGATTTTATTTCAATCATATGAAGTCCCTGCATTTAAGTTTCCACATTAACGGCTTTCCTGTGCGATACAACATTAAGGGATCAGCCCGGCAAACCACACCTTCGATCATGTGCGGCTCGACTTGCGCAAATTTGCTAAGTGGCTTAGACTTAACGAGTTCCATAATTTGCTCTTCAGTTAGCACCCCGAAATCGGGTACCACAGGGATTTGAAGGCGATCAGCGATTTCCGTAACGCCGTCGCGCTTGAGCCACCAATGCCCGATCAAAACATCGAAAAGAACGAATTTAGGGGTTTTGCTGTAGTACCCCCCCGATTGGATCTTAGGGCCAACACCTTCGCCGAACAAAACCGCCTCGAGTTCTTCGCCATCGAAGGCTTTTTCAATTCGCTCAGAAGTAAAGGTCTGTTCCAAATGAGCGTACAGACCGGGCGGTATAACTGCATTGGCGGATCTGCCGCCAAAAGTGGCCGATATTTTGGCCTCAAACTTCTTAATGAAAATGCGAATATTAGTGCCGTCGATTTTCTCATCGACAAGCCAACGTCGAACGTTTGCGAATTCGGGTTCACTATATTCGCCCAGGATCAAAGGATTGCCCGAGATCCCTTTGTCCAGAAAATGAGTTTCACCCGTCAAAGGGTTGCGCTCTGTGAATTGCCTTTTAAATAGGCTTTGAATCTTTGGGTATTCCATTGGGATTCACTTGGTTGTTTAAATATTGGGTAATTGACTCAAGAGAGCCTTTGTGTCGATCCGGTGTTCCGTAAAATACAGCCCGGTACTCCTCGCAGCAAAGTTGGCAGCAAAATTTTTGTTTAAGGCCTGGAATTTGAACATAAAATGTAGGCGGATTTAAAAGTTCCCCTAAAGAAAATTCTGCGCAAATTGAACACGTTGCAATCATTTTGGCACCTTTTTTTTGCGACCCTTTCGAATGATTTGGCGAGCGGTCCATTTGATATCGCTTCGAGTTAGCTCTACTCTCGCGGTAAACATGCGGTCGCCATCCGATGTAATCCTTGCACCTGTATCGTCAAAATCTTCATCAAAGTAGTCCTCAACCGCACAGCCCTTGCATCTTAAAACATAGTAGCGAATTGAGACGGGCGATTTTTCTTGGGTCTGAAAAGTTTCTTGTTCAAGCATTTCAAGCGGCTTCCAGCATACAGGGCAAACACAAAGTGGAGTCACTAGCTTTTTCTTAGTCATTGGGCTTTTCTAGGGGGTCATAGAAATCTTGGGTCAAATCTTTCAGGCGCTTCAAAATGCTTTGATACTCATCTGATTTTTCATCCCCTGGATTTAAAATCTTGTCAAAGACCTTAAAAAGAGTAAGTGAAAAGCTTAGGTGAGTTAAACCCTCAATAATGTTGATTTTTAAAGAATCGACATTTTTCAAAAAATCAGTTTTGCTCTGCTCATCCATTTTTGGCCTTACATTCGCTTTTTGGTGAAGACTTTTCAATGTCTAGTTCAATTAGATCACAAACCAAAGCTTGTTTGATTTGAACGCAGTAAATCATTGTAATCAGATTAGAAATCAGCGAGAGAAAGGCCAGAGCTGTTAAAAAAACGAACCAACTGGAATTGATGTCGACGTACATAGCGGCCTCATAGGGTTTACCTTAAGGCCGACATTAATTATTCAAGAATTATTTGGCAATAGGTCTTATTCTTTCTTAACAATATCTTTATCCTCAAGTTCCAGCGATATTATTTTGCTATGGGGTAAATAGCGGTCATTAACATACGAGGCATTAATGTAGAGTACGCCGTCTTTGTCTAGTGTTTGGCAGCCATGCTCATGAATGTGACCGAACACATGGATCAGCGGTTTAACTCGCTTTATGGCCCGTTTAAGGGCGGTTGATCCGGTCGAGTAGCCATTAACCCGATCTAGTATACCGGCTGGGGGGCAATGACTGATTAATACGTCGGTATCAAGTGCAATTAGATCGAACTTTTTGCTTAGCTCCTTTTCGGTATCGAGTCCGAAACATTTGGCTTTTGGATTCTGACCGTGGAAATTGCGTGTCCAAGGCGTACCCCAAAAGGTACAGCCCTTGTAACTATAGGGCTCATCCAGCAAATGAATGCACGAAGGAAAAACGGTCGTTAAGATTTGGCGATTGTCATGAAATGGATCGTGGTTGCCCCCTATCATAAAGACCCTTTTGGCCGGTTGCTGATCCAACCATTTGCTTAATTCGATGTATTCGTCCATTGTGTGCCTTCCTGTGTAATCTCCGGCTAAAATTAAAACATCGGTTTTTTCAATCTTGGGCGGTAAAACCCCGTGGAAATCTGAAAGAAAAGTTAGTTTCATATTTTTGAGACATGCTCGTTAATTTGTTTCATTGCTTCTTCAAACCCAGCCATGTAGCGACTTCCAGCTGCGGCCATGAGTTTTGCAAATTCAACTGGGTCTAATCCATCGCGTATGCCAATTGAAGCTATCATGTTAATGCACAAGTTAAATACTTCATCATTTTGAAGGTCTTTTGAAACAAAAAAGTCATTCAATTCTTTCAAAATATTCACGAACTTTTTGATTCCTTTAGTTTGCATGTAAGGTGCAGACACATCAATTACAATTGTTTTTGATTTCAAAGTTGATCCGCGTAATTTGCCTAATAATTAACAATTTAATAAGGTGCGGTTTAAGTAAGAATCCAGCCACTACATGACCCTCCCAGTTCAGCGCGATCCCACATTTTACACCGAATTCTACGGTAACAGACCTGAAATAATCCAGAGAATGCGAGATATTTGGTACGAAGCATCAAGTGTCCAACAAAACTATTGGGTCGAAGCCGACGTCGATGCCCGCTTTGTTGCTGGCGATCAAATGCTTTTGAACCGAATTCTCGGAGGCTTCAGCACTCCTCAAGCTAGACAGTTCACATTTAATCTGTGCCAACGAATCGTAAACATGGTCGGCGGCTACCAAAGGCGCAATCGTAAAGTAACGATCTGCGATCCCTATGAGAACTCGGCCCAAGAAGGCTCAGACGAAATGGCCGATGTCTTAATGTGGGCTCACCAAAAGGCCGACGCGTACTCGATCTTGTCCGATGCTTTCCAAAATGGCGGTCTAGTTACAGGTCTGAACCTGATTGGCGTGTGGAACGATTTTTCAGAAGACCCAATTTCAGGTGACTTACGCTTAGAGAATTACGCCTACAATAGCTTTATAATGGACCCTTTTTTCAGGTCAAAACGGCTTGAGGACTGCTCTTATATCTGGACCCGAAAATGGGTCACAAAAAATCAAGCCATGATGCTATTACCTGGACGCGAAAAAGAAATTGATGGCCTTACTACATCTGGCATACGCGACAATAAATTCTACTTCATGCCCGAAAATTACAACTACGCGGCCAAATCGTTGTTGCCTTACGACGAGTTCCACTATCTTGACGAGCGAAAGCAAACGATTATTGTCGATGTTGAAACCGAAGAATGCATTGATTGGAACGGTTCTGACGAAGATTTAGTTCACTACTTGGGACAATACCGAAACTTAAGAAAGTCCGAGGTAATCAAACCTACAGTTAATTTGGCGATCGTGCTTTCGGATCGGGTATTCTACGACGGCCCTAATCTTTTGGGGATTGATCGCTTTCCCTTTGTGCCGGTGTTTGGCTACTACTATCCAGATATCCCTGTCTATTCGCTCCGAATCCAAGGGATAATCAGATCAATCCGCGATGCGCAATATTTGTACAATCGCCGCAAAATTCTTGAGCTTGATCTTTTGGAGAGCTGCATTAACAGCGGCCTAAAAATCAAAGAAGATGCATTAGTTGATCCTAACGATGCTTTCTTGTCGGGGCAGGGTCGCGCTTTGTTCCTGAAGAAAACCGCCTCAATGGACGACGTACAATCGATCGATCCGCCGCAAGTGCCACCCTCAATGCTCCAAATGTCCCAAGAGCTAGGAAGCTTGATCCAGCAAATTTCCGGCGTCAACGAGGAGCTTTTGGGTTCCGCAGAAGACGACAAAGCGGGCATTCTTTCGATGCTACGTCAGGGGGCCGGTTTAACCACCTTGCAAATGCTGTTCGATAACCTCGATGGCTCGCAAAAGCTTTTGGGCGAAATTTTCCTAGAGGCGATCCAAAAGAACTTTACAGTTGGGAAAGTCCGCAAGATTCTTGGGCATGAACCGTCAATGCAATTCTACTCCAAAGCATTTGGCAAATACGATGTCACCGTGCAGCTCGGCGAACTTACCGAATCGCAAAAACAATTGCAGTTCCAACAACTAATGCACCTCAGAGAAACGGGCGTACCAGTCCCGGCGAGCGAACTGCTTAAGGCATCAACGCTTCAGCGTAAGGCAGAATTAGTGCAAGCAGTACAGCAGCAAGAACAGCAACAGCAACAGCAGCAACAACTTCAAATCCAGGTTGAACTTGCACGAGCACAAGCCGAAATTAAAAACCTTGAGGCTCAAGCCGACGCAAACATCGGCCTTGGAATTGAACGGGCTTCAAGACTTGAGGAAAACCGCGAACTCGCCATAGAGCGCAGAGCCAAAGCAGTATTAGACCTGAATCAAGCTAGCCTCGATCAAATCAAAGGGGCCAAAGAGCTAGAGTCAATGGATCTTGATCAAATCCAAAAGCTTTTGGCCATAGTAGAAGCCGTAAAAATGGGCCAGCAAAACGAAGCTGCCGGACTTGAAGCCGAGACTACTCATCGTCCTCTGGCATCGGGGGCGTCACTCGGACAGAGCCGCCCGAACGTAACTGGCGGTTCGCCCAAAAGCGCCTCACCTCGGAATCCGACACAGGGAATGGCCGCTTAAAAATCGCCTCTAGGGTTTTGGCTGGCTTTGTAATAAATTCACCATTTCGAGCCTTGGCCGTTCGAGTAACTGTGATCCATTTCTTTTTGTCGGGATTAACCTCGACTTCAACCAGTCCATAACGTTCTAAATAATTCAAAATAGTTCTGGCCGTTTCTGACCCCACACCCAAAATGGTGCCAAAGTTCTGCAATCCGATATTAATTGGGAAATTGCGATCTCTTGAAACCTTAAAGATTTCAAGGGCTCTTTGAGCTACGATACTGGTTTTTTTAGCCGTTCTCATGAAACGAGCTTGTCGTTTGGCTTCTGGTATCTCCCCGATTTTGACAGCACAAAAATTAGGCGATGGCTTTTCTTTGGGTGGCTCAATGCGCTTGACCCCAGATTTAAGGGCTTTTTCAACTGCGTTTGTCACAAAAGCATCGTAGCTAAGCCCGTGCCGTTCGCAATGTTCCGAAATCCTTACAAATTGATTGGCGATCCCGGTAGCAGCCGCCAAAGCAAGACTCACTTGCATGTTTTGATCAGACATTTTGTATCCTTTGAATTTAGGGTTGTCCTAGTTCCCTTCTAATAATCAAAGAATTATTTTGCAATGGTTTTAGAAAATTCAAGCATTCTGCTATCTATTGAGTTAGGAACAATAATTTAACTAATTAGAACCCAAGAGAATTATATGGCAATGTTGAAGCCTAAACTAAAATTAAGGCCAATTACGGACATGAAAGAAAAAGAAATGAAACAAGCTTCTGATACCGTAAATGAGCAGCGCAAATCACCGATTGAAATGCCCAAAGTAATTAAATCCAAAGAACGAAAAGGATACCTATGAAGAAGAAATCTTGTAGCATGACCGGCAAAATGCCAAAAGGACACCCACCGGCTGCCACCGATCATGCAGAGCAGAATGAAAAAATGAGCTATCACATGGGCATGAAAAAAAAGAAAAAAGGCAAAAGCAAATGAGCAATTGGATGAAGTGGAAAAGTTGGTTCTTCGATCTGGGGGAAATTTTAAATGGCGGTTACATTTTCCGAACGCCCCTCAAGGCACTATGAAGTCGGTCTTTCAAAAAAGCGCGGAAAATTCCTTGGGTATAGTACCGCTCCCAAAGAAAAAGACGGTTGGACAAAGAGCAAAAAGTGTCTGCCTTTACGCTGCGATCTGGTTTGGTTGCGTTTGGAATCGAATAAAATCATTAATGGGTGGTGGAACGGAGCATGTTGGTTCGGAAGCCGCCTAAAAACAACAGACAAAGTAGTTGCATGGAAACAATTGTCATTCGAAAGGGATTAAATGGCTAAGAATTGGATTCAGGGGGCGATAAAGCACCCGGGCGCTCTACACAAAGAATTGGGCGTAGCAAAAGGCAAAAAAATACCAGCAGCCAAATTGGCTAAAGCTGCCAAATCTGGCGGATTAGAAGGCAAGCGAGCAAGGCTGGCCGAAACGCTAAAGGGCTTCAAACATGGATAAGAAAATGAGAAAGCAAATCGGGAAGCCGCTCAAAAAAGCCGACTCGTTAGTGAAAAAGGCACTTAAAAGTGAACAAAAGCTCGCGGACTACGATGAAAAGGTCCGCGATCCTTTGATTGCAAAGTGCAAAAAGAAATGACCGAATATTTCGGTCTTATTTTAATTAAAATGAAAGTTTAAATAAGGTTTATAATATGTGTACAAACTCAAGTAATAATAGCGCTTCATGCTGCGAGCAAGGTCCGCAAGGCGTCGCTGGGTTGCAAGGTATCCAAGGTATTCAAGGTCCTGTAGGCCAAAACGGGGCTCCCGGTCCGATCGGTCCTGAAGGTCCTATTGGTCCCGCAGGAATCGGGCAAACTGGCGCTCAAGGCCCTCAAGGTCCAATGGGACCGCAAGGACAAATGGGTTCCCAAGGATTGCCAGGCCAAGCCGGTGCAATTGGGGCTGTTGGACCTCAAGGGATTCAAGGACCCCACGGCACCCCGGGAACTCAGGGCTCAACAGGACCCCAGGGATCACAAGGACACACTGGACCTCAAGGCCCTCAAGGTCTTCAGGGTATTCCAGGCCAGGCTTGCAGTTCTTCAAGCCAATCATGCGATCGATTCGCCAACATTTTTGCAACAATCCCGCAGCTTGTTGGTGCTTACGGATCGGCGACCGATACGGTATTGTTCGATAGCCAAAATGCTGTGTCAGGTGGGGCGGCAAGTTCCATTTTAACAGCAGTCTTAGCTCCAGGGGCGGCTTCTAGCGCATCGGCGGCTACCATAACCGCTGGTGGCGATGCAGCCCAGGCCGCAGCGGCTTCGGCAGCTGTTTTAAGTGCAGTTGGAAGCACCTTTTTGGTTGCGGCTCAATTGGCTTACACAGCGGTTGTTGCAAATGGCGGTACAGTTTTAGTAGCCAATGCCGCAAAGGCAGCTGTAATTGCTGATTCACCCGCGGCGCTTCAAGACTTTGATCTTTCGCAAATGAACACAAATGGAAGCTTTAAAGTCCTTAAACACGGCTTCTATCACTTAGAATGGCAACTACAGGCTCGCATAACGCCGCCGGTTCCTAATCCAGTGCCATCATGGTCTTTTGGATTTTGGCTCAATGGTATTTTGGTTCCAGGATCAATTTATTCTGGGTTTACTCAAGCCCCTGGCGACGATGCTTGCCATAGCACTGGCGATGTAATCATTGAAATCCAGGCAAACGATGTGATCAAACTTAGAAATACATCGGTTAGTTCGGTTAATTTGAATCCTGCAATTACAGGATCAGTTTTCCCAATTACAATCGCTTCAGTAAATATTGAATGTTTGCAGTCTTTAACTTAAAAACGTAACCGCTTACGGCGGGATTACCCAAGGTTCCCTTGGGCGGCGACCACAAAGCCCGACTTAAAATGCCGGGCTGTCGCTTTAACTGAGTTTGTATTTTTTTGCTAACTCAAAGTTTGTTTCATTTGTAATCTCGAAGGGCAAATAAAGTTCCTGATCTAGCCAGTGTGTAATATTTGTTAAACTGTGGCCATCTAACCCTCGCCAACCTTCAGTAGGTTCGAAATTGCAAAGCATATAGGTGCCGAAAACGGCTGAATATCCGATCACAATACGCCCCGCTTCGGGTGTGTGTTCTTCAGAAGGATAATATCGAACCATAGGGTTTTTCGAAATCAAGCTATCTGATTGATTCAGTCTTTTGCATTCCTTAGGTTTTTTTAATTTTGTGGTCTTTGTCAAAGCTTCACCATTACCTTAAATCATTTGTTCCTGGGTTTTGCACATCAAATCGTAAAGTCGCTTTTAATTCAACCCCCACTAAAACATTCAATTGAACTATCAATTTCCTTAAAACTTGAATAAAAGATATTTAACACATCAAGGACACAATCAAAACCTATAGGTAATTACATGTCTAAAGAACCAAAAATGAAAAATTGGCCAATGCCAAAAGATGTTAAATACTCCGATTGGGGCGAAACGAAAGTCGGCTCTGTGGAATCAAGCCCGGAAATTGACGACACCCGTGAAGGCATTGAAAAAATGCAAATGCACAATCAGAAGATTTCCAGAAGACAGACCCCCAAAAAATTCGGCTAATCCATGGCGGCAGCACTTGACCAAGACTCGGAAGATTTCCCTAAGCAGACTGCCGGGGAAAAGATCAAAGCATTCTATGACAAAGTTGACGGCTACCGCTACGAAGCTGGCGAAATTCTGGAATGTCTTTTTAAGGACCTTGAAAAGATTATTTTGAATATCCGGCAGCAGAATATTTTGGTGCCGGAGTACTACATTGTCACTCAATCGGACTATGTGCCCTGGATGGGCAATGCCCTTCATTTAAGGACATGGTGGCGCAAAACCCGTCCGACCCCACAAGCCAAGCAAGACTGCTACAAAGTCACGAATCCCGGCGACCTCATGGAAGTCCAGTGGTCAATTCCATTTCCTCAAAACTGCGCCTCAATCTGCGCAAATCCCAAAGCCTATGATCCGCAATTGGCCCAATGGGTAATTAGCTTCGTTAAAGGAACTCTTTCATGACAGACGAAGAACAATCAATGTGTTCGGTTTTTGGAATCATTGCATTTTGTTTATCCCTTTCTTTGTTGCTTTACTACTTTTCTTAAGTAATTAATTTTACTAACTGTACAGCCTCTGATATTAAGCGAATTAACCAAGCGTAGTTGGCGCAATCGCTTAGCGCACAGACGTAATGTGATTCGTCACCACAATTCAAGGGTAATTAATGTCAGATGAAGAAACGGTCGTAGAGTCGGTGGTCGACGCACCAGAAATCGAGCAGGAACAAACCCAAGCCGAGCCAGAAGCAAACGCCCAGGAATCCGAGTCTAACCCGACACCTAAAAGGTCAAAGGAAGACAACACGGTCCGAATGCGTAAGTCGATGGAAGAACTTAAGCGTCAGAACGAGGAGCTACAAAGAGCACTTATTAACCTAAGTCCCAAGCCTCCCGCGCCGGTGCAAGAACCCGATGAGTTTGCCGATTTAGCCGACGAGGACTTTGTAAGTTTTTCACAGGTTAAAAAGTACGCTCACCGGGCCGTTCAGGAAGCAGTCAAGTCCGCTCTCAGGGAAACAAAACTTGAGTCGAATGAAGACCGATTCCGAGCAAAGTACCAGGACTATGATGCCATAGTGAACTCGGACAACTTTGAAACCTTATTTGAAGAAATGCCAGAGCTACGAAGTGTTTTAAAGCTTTCATACGATGCAGCAAAACGAGGCGAAGACGTTGACCCAGTTGCAGTTTCCTACAAGTTGTTAAAAAAATTCCAACCCGAAGAAAAGCAAGTGAGCAAAAAAGCCCCCGAAAATTATCAGCTATCCCGCAATGAGCAAAAGCCCAAAGCGGCGGCCTCGATTAAAAGCCAAGCACTCCACGAAGCCTATAAGTTTGTAGCCAATCCGTCTAAATCGGAGCGCGAGCGAATTTACAAGGAAACAGTCGAAGCCTCAAAGGCAAGTCGATAACGCCAACGGCAACCGGTTCCAGCCACCGCCGTTGACAACTAGGAAAATTAAATGGCTATTACCACAACCAGTATTCTGCCCGCGCCGATTCAGCAAAGTTTCAACATGAAGCTTTTGTCGGTTCCTGTGCCGAATATGATCCACCAAACGGCCGCATTCCAACTAAGAATGCCGCAAAATGGTGGTCGAATCCTTCGATCACGAAGGTACAATCCTTTGGCTACTTTCGAAGTGCCACTTGGAAATTCTGGGGTTGAACCTGCACCGCAAGTTATGACCGCCACAGATATTGATGTTCAGATCAATTTCTATGGAACCAGTGTAATTCTGAACGAACAGGTCACGTTACAAAACCAAGACCCAGTTCTTAATGAAACCGTTATTCGTTTGGGCGTAGCCCTACGACAAACCGAAGATCAGTTAACCCGCGATATGTTGAATTCAACAGCATCGTTCATTAACTGCGTTGGAGGAGCGAACGGCGACAACCCGACCGAAATCACTAGATCCGATGTCGATACCGCGATCAGAACGCTTGTGAACAACAATGCGTACACCATTAGCGATATGATTGAGGGAGAAGATCGCTTCGGAACGGCACCCGTGAGGGATAGTTTCTTTGCCATGATGAACTCTCAACTGATCTCCAATTTGGAGCAGGTTCAGGGTTTCATTGCGAAAGCTCAATATCCTTCCCAAATGAACGTTCTCCGCGCCGAGTGGGGATCAGTTTCGAACCTAAGGTTTTTAACCTCCAGTATTGGCGCCGTTAACCCAAATGCTTCGGCAAATGGTCAAAACGTGTTCCCGATCTTCTGTGCGGGGATGGAATCTTATGCAGTAGTTGAACAAGACGGATATTCGGCTCAGTTCATTTACAGACCTCAAATTTACTCAGGGCCCTTAGCCTTAAATGCTTCGGCAGGAGTTAAATTTGCAAGTGGATACAACGTCATGAACGACGCTTGGATCTTGGCTTTACGCGCAACATTGGCATAAGGAGACACACATGGATCTTAGTCCTATTTCAGGAATCCGGTATGGCTCTTATACCAGTACCGGTAAACCACAACTTTTGAACCTTGGTTGGGTTCCTAGCTACTTTTTAGCCTGGGACATCACTTCAACGACGGCAGGGGGAAATTCTGTCCTCAAAAAAGTCGAATGGTTCTCTAACATGGCCAGCGGATCAGCTTTAACGCTATCCAACGATTCTACTGGGGCTTACGACGTTTCGGCGTATATTAGCACAGGCGGAGTTGTACCCTTCAATTCGTTCAATCCGCAAACCTTTGCGCCGGTTGCTTTGACCTCGTTGTCAAAAGCCACTAATGCATTGATCACGTCTGCGGCTGTCCACGGGCTTTCCGTTGGCGATTCGGTTCGTCTATACGGGATGACCGGAGCAGCTGGAACAACTTCAGCGGCTGCATCGGCATTGAATGGCTTAGTGTTCTCGGTTCTTACTGTTCCGTCGACCACTACATTCACAATCGATGCTAATACATCGGCCTTTAATACTGCCGGTTCAGGTGGATTCCTTCAAAAGATCTACCCATTGACGCCATGGCAGCCCAAAAGAGCGGTTATTGTTGGCATAAGCCAAGCGAACCCAGGCGTTGTTACAACTGCCGAATATCACCAATATGTTACCGGCGATATCGTCCGAATTAACATACCCAGTGCTTTCGGTATGCAGCAACTTAATGGCCAACTTGCTGAAGTAACGGTTCTTTCAGCCACAACTTTCAGCATTTATGTTCCAAATACTACGGCAATTGTTGGAGGCCCTACTCCGATCAATACGACCGGTTACACGGCTTTCGCCTTCCCTTCAAACGTCAACCCCCCACTGAACTATGCTCAAAGCATTCCAGTAGGCGAAGACTCCTTTCAGGTGAGCGATCCAAAAACCAACAACGGGATTATCGGACTTCAACTAGGCGCAAGCGTAGTTGGATCGTCCTCCGATGTCTGGCAATACCTAGCAATTTTGGGATCTTAAAGGAAAGTCAATGCATGAGTGGACCTGCGAATTTTATCCCGGCTTCGAACGTGGTAACTGCAATAACGAATGCATTGAATACTTTAGTGACGACACAAACCCCGCACGGTTATTCGGCGGGGTTTTATGTTCGCCTATACATTCCGAATGGTTTTGGAATGCCTCAAGCAAATGGAGTACAGACCCTTATTCAGACTGTGCCGACACCGACGACTTTTACGTGTGATCTTAATAGTTTGAATTTTTACCCATTTACAGTACCCGGCGGCGCAAAGCAATCGGCCCAAGTAGTGTACATCGGTGAAGTTTCAAGCCTTCTGACAGGCAGCAAGCGAAACATTTACGGTAATCCGATCGATATACCGTTTTAAACAAAAAAGCTGCCGTCGCCTTCCGGTTCCAGCCACGGGCGACGGCTTCAACTAGGACAATCAATGACCATTATTTCAAGTCAAAGAACTGCACAAATCGATAAGCCCACTTTATCAGCGGCTGAAAAAAAAGCCAACATCGAACGCCAAGAGGCGATCAAGGCCGAAGAAATGCGGCTAGTCAAAGGGATTTTTAAAAACCTTGAATGTCCCAATGGCTGTGTTGTTTTTAGCCAGCGCAAATTCAAAGGCGAAACTGTCAAGACCTACACAATGTGGGATGGCAAAGAATACGAGGTTCCCTTGTATGTGGCCAAATACCTGAATAATAATTGCGCCTATCCGGTTCACGCATTCTCAAAAGATGCCGACGGCAACCCTAGCAAAGTGATCGGGAAAATGATTAACCGATTCGCATTCCTTAGCATGGATTACCGTTAATGTCAGGAACCGTAGGGTCAACGACTCTCATCCAGATCAGGGACAAGATTCGCAAAGTCACTGGGAGCCCGTCGCAGTATCAAATTACCGACGACGAGATCGACGATTACATTAACACGTTTTATTTGTACGACTTCCCCGAGCATTTGAGGTTATTGCAGCTCAAGCAGACCTACGAGTTCTTTACACAGCCCAATGTCGAATCCTACAAAATCCCTACGGAATCGATCATATCGGTTGAGCCCCCGATCTATGTGGGTGGCTACCAAGCCCGTTATCTTCAGGATAGACAGACCTTTTTCATGAGGTGGCCACCGCTCAATCAGTACCAGCAAATTGGTACTGGGAATGGAACCACTTCGAATCCGCCGTTGCAGCAAATAGTTTCGGTTCCAATTATTCAAAATACCCTCTACATATCGTGCTACTATAATGGAAATACCATTACTTATAATGACAACGGCAATGGTTCTTTTAATTCTGAAACTTTTAACATAACTAACATCAATAATGCTAATCCCGTTTTAGTGACTTGTCCTGGCCATCCTTTTGTTGCTGGCGATAACATTTTAATTAGCGATGTTATTGGTATGTTAGACATTAACCAAGTGACGGCAACAGTTGTTTCGGTGGTTCCAAATGTTTCATTCACTTTAATGATTGATGCAACAAACTTTGCGGCCTATACAGGCGGCGGTTTCGCTCAAAACATTAATGTCGGATCAATTAATTACACAACCGGCGCAATTTCCATGAATTGGGGAATTGTACCCGATGCTGACTCAATTATTCAAGCTCAGTACATTTATTATTCTACTGGTCGGCCCTACGATGTTTTAATGTACGACTATAAGTTCCATTTTAGACCCGTGCCAGACAAACCCTATAAGGTCGTTATTAACTGTTTTGTCCAGCCTACAAGCCTTTTCATGGACAACTCGACCTTTAGCAACGCCGCCACAAACGCCCCGTTGCAGCGCGAATGGTGGCAAATGATTGCTTATGGAGCGTCGCTCAAAATATTTGCGGATCGGGGCGACATGGAAAACCTAGCAAATTTCACTCCGCTTTTTGAAGAACAAAAGCTTTTGGGTCAGCGCAGAACTTTAAAGCAAATCACGAATCAAAGAACAAACACAATTTACGAGAGCCAAAATTTATTCCCGCTTTCGAATTTCTACCCTTATAACTGAGGTTTCCTTTGGCTTCTAGCACTTACAATCCTAATATCCCTCAGCCGACCGACCAGATTTCTTTAAGTCAGCCTCAGATTTTAACTAACTTTAGCCAGCTTAATGTTTTGTATTCCAATGACCACGTGGCTTGGAATGCAACTAACACTAATTCTCGCGGGCAGCACATTAAAATTACGTTTAATGCACCGCTATCAATGGACCCTAATCAGGTCGCAACTATAGCTTCGCTTTACACTAAAACAGTTACTAATACAGAGCTTTTTTTCCAAAACGGAAACACTTCGGCTAACGTATTTCAATTGACTAACTTGGTTCCAACTTCTGGAAATGATGGGAATTCAGGAACCTATTCAGTTTTTGTAAGTCCTTGGGGCTTGAAGTATTTTTATGGCAAAACCGCATCAATTAACGGAACCAAATTTTTAACATTAAGTGGATCAATTTTTGGCTCCACAATTTATACAGGTCAAGCAACCTCTACAGGCGGTTCGGTTTCTTGTGGAATTAGCATAACTGCCTCATCAAACAGTTTTGCAATTATAACCTCTGGGAATATTCAAGTTTATTGGATGGTTGTAACAAATTGACCTCTTATACCCCTTTGCTGATATCCAACTACGAAACGGGCTTAGAACGCGATTTAAAGCCATGGTTATTGCCCAACGACGGTTTCCCCGATCTTGAGGATTGCTACGTTTTTAGGGGCCGTCTGATTCGAAAACAAGGCGTTCGCCACATTGGAAGGCTTGGCCTGTGGGACTACCCTAGTGGGGGCAACCCCTTGGGTACTCACTCATCGCAGCCCCAGACTTTTACAGGCACTTTTGCCTCTACCCCTGTGGGTCGGGGAACTGTAACAATTACCGACGGATCTACAGTTTACAATGACGACGGCCTTGGCGATCTGATTTCGACTACCCCAAATCAATCGATTACCGGCATTTCTAACGCCTCAAGTGCCGTAATTAGTTTTGCCACATCCCCTTCATTCAGTTTAGGAGACATTGTATGGATCTCTGGCAACACCGGAATGATTGAAATTTCGGATACACCTTTAACTGTCACAGCTGTTGGGTCCACATCAATTACCGTCAATGTCGACTCAACGACCTATTCGACCTGGGAAGCCGACGGAACCGTCAACTGGTACGGTGGCACAATCAACTATTCGAGCGGGGCGATTTCGGTCACTTATTATTCGGCAGCGACTTCAACTGCCGTCAACGCGAGTGCTAAGTTTTACCCGAACCTGCCGGTAATGGGTCTTACCCAAATCCAGACCACAGCAATTAACCAAGAAACGCTAATTGCTTTTAACACAACAAAATCATTTCGGCTTAATACAGTTACCCAGCAATTCGACGACATTACTTTCACAAATATTCCCGCTCAAACAGGGGCTTTTTCATGGACGGGAACAGATTCACAATTTTTCTGGTCAATTAACTATGCCAATGCTTTATGGACGACCAATTTTAATTCTTCCGATGGGCTCTATTATTTAGCCACTGCGGGGGGCGGAGCTGAAGGCTGGTCTAAGTTTAATCCAACTGTAAATAATGCGAACTCAACTACTTTGACCACATGTTTAATGATGGTTCCTTATAGGGGACATTTGGTTTGCATTAACACGATTGAAGGTGGCACAGGCGGAGGTGTTTTTCCTCAAAGAGCTCGTTGGTCCCAACAAGGCACGCCCTACTATCAAACAGGCGGTCAAAACACGCCTCCCACTCCTTTTGGCTATGATGCTCAATCGTGGATGGATGACATTCAAGGGAAAGGTGGTTTTGCCGATGCGGCAACTCGGGAAATGGCCCTAAGTTGTGCATTCATTGACGATAACTTAATAGTATTTTTTGAAAAGTCCACTTGGATTTTGCGATTCCAGTCTGACTCTAACAATCCTTTTGTCTGGGAGCGACTTAATACCGATTTTGGCAGCGAATCAACCTTTTCAACCATAACATTCGATAAGGGCATTTTTACAGTCGGAAATGTGGGAATCACAACCTGCGACGGCAATGATGTAGTGCGAATTGACCAAAAGATTCCCGATGAAGTTTTTGATTTTCAAAACATTAATCAGGGGCCACAACGAGTCCAGGGAATCAGGAACTTTAAAAAGCAATTGGCTTACTGGACCTTTCCGAACCTCAATGGAAGCACTTACCCAAATAGAGTGCTTTGCTTAAATTACGTTGAGGGCTCTTACGCTATTTTTAACGATTCATTCACTTGTTTTGGCTTCTACGAACCTAATGTTGATTTGACATGGCAAACACTGACTTCCGCGTGGCAGGGCTGGGATTACACATGGCAAAACCCAACTGGCGCGGCCTATGATCTGCAAGTTGCCGCCGGGAACCAACAGGGCTTTGTACTTCAGGTCGACACCCAAGATTCGCCCGACCCTTCGCTGTATGTAGGTGCAATAACCACTTCTGGCGGTCAGACAACCATCACGTCCGATAACCACAACTTAATTGCTAATCAATTCATTACACTTTCAAGCTTGTTCGGCACAGGTAATTTAGCTCAATTCACGAATCAAGTTTTAAAAGTAGAATCAGTTGTCGATACCAACAACTTTGTAATCACAAGCCAAACCGGAAATCAATTCGATCCAACTTACACCTACATCGATGGTGGCTTAATTGCGGTGCTCAATAATTTTTCTGTCCTGACCAAAAAATTCAATCTTGGCCTTAGCGAAGGCCGTCAAAGCATTTTGGGGTACACAGATTTCTTTGTTAACCGCGATGAAGTGGGGCAATTCACCTGTGATATTTACGTGGATGAAGACAACTCTCTACCGGCCTATACAAAGACCGTAAGCACTGCCGCCGAGCCCCCTTCCAGTCTGAACTTAGCCCGTATCTGGAAGCGGGCATACACAAGGTTTGTTGGGCAGTTTTTCCAATACAACCTTTATTTGTCGGATTTCCAAATGTACAACGAATCATTCAAGATCACAGATTTCGCCCTTCACGCGATGGTTCTTTGGGTTGCTAAAGCCGGAAGGTTGCCTTACTAATGAGTAATATTACCACCAATACCCAGGCTAATTACCTTCCAGCCACTTATAATTTTTCAACAGATTACAATTCTTTTCTTCGAGATTTGAATATCCTTTACAGGACCAAGCAACGGTAGCAGTTCCGGGGTTTGAGCGAGTTTCAGGCCAACAATGGTCTAGCACAAGCAACCAGAAAACACGAGCGGGATTTAGAAAGGTCGTTCTTTTCCCTGCGTTGTCGGCTGGTACTAATTCGCAGCCCCACAATTTAGGTGCAATAACAACTTACCAATTTACCAGAATAGACGGCGTGCTTCAAAACCCAAGTGGCAGCCAGTTTGTTCCAGTGCCTCAAGGGGACCCGAACGATGCTTATGTGGACGTATTATCAACCAATGTGCGAATTATTCTACCAGGATCTTCCCCGTGGGTGGGATTTACTGCGGTGGTGGTTTTAGAATACTTAAAAACACTCACTTGATTAAGTTAGTTCTATCCTTCACAAATAGTTTAAGCATCTTTAAATCATAAGTCATTTTTTCAATTTGGTAGCATATGGAGCAAGCCATAGGGACGGGGATTTTGCCAATATCTCCAAAGTCTTCGCCAAAAATTGGGACGCATTTCTGGACATGTTCAAATGAAATGCCACAGACACAGCAATTTTTTAGTTCTTCTGGTTCCATATTGATTTAAACTCCTACAGCTTCAAACAAGTCTAATTGTACCACATCGTCTTCTTGTTCTTTTAAATCAAAGAATCTTTTGGCCTCTTGGGCCACATCG